ATTACCTGTTGTTGCAATAGTTACACTATCCATTCTATTATCGTCGCCTGGAGAATCGCCTCCCATAAAAACAGCTATAGTATCATTACTTGCACTTAAAGCACCATAACGACTATTACTTAAATTTCCAAAATCTGCACAATTTCCTTTTTCAATTGGGTTTAAATAATCTATTGTATCAAAGTATGTTGGGGTATATCCACCAGCATTAATACCTCTAGTGCGATTACCAGTAGTAGAAGCACTACTTCTTGCAAGTGTTAAATCACCAAAATCTTGTGAATTACCTAAACTAGATATTTGTATGAATTGGATTCTAGTAGTTACTGATGGTTGATTTCCACCACAAATATATCCTATATCACCATTATCAATTTTACCTGTTGGTGAATAAAGTTCAGGTGTTCTTGGTATAAAAGTTTCTATTCCTTGATGACTATCACAACCTGATTGTGGACTATCTTTAACTTCTGTTAAATCGCCAAAATCTGTGGCATTACCAAAGCTAGAAATAGTTACAAAATCAATAACATTAGAATTAGCTGATGGTTCAATACCACCTGCCCAACAACCTCTTTGTGTATCAGAAAAGGCAGCCATTAATCGTCTGGCTTGAGTTAGATCACCAAAATCAATTGCATTACCAAGTGATCCATAATTAATTGTATTTATTACTGCAGTATAACTAGGAGTTTGACCACCAGCATTTAATCCTCTAGTAAATGATCCACAACCTTGAGGGCATGATGCAGTACTTTGTGTTAGATCACCAAAATCAACAGCATTACCAGTTGATGAAATTTCTACCATTTCTATTCTATCAAGTGGAGTTGATGGTGGTCCTTGATTATCACCACCCATTGCAAATGCTCTTGTAGTGCTACAATTACCAGATATTTGTCTTGATGATTGCGTAAGATCACCAAAGTCACTTGCATTACCAAGTGATGTTATTGTCATAAAATCTATTACATCTCCTTTACCAGGAGTTTGTCCACCCATGTTTACTGCACGAGTTGTATTAGAACCGCCACCAATCATAAATCTAGAAACAGATAAATCTCCATAGTCTGCTGCATTACCTGATGATGTTGGTGTTATGTATTGTATTGTGTTTGCTGCAGGACTTCCGCCTACAAATATTATTCTAGAACGATTACCACGACAACTAGTGGCATTTGAACCAGAACTAATTAAATCTCCAAAGTCAGTTGAATTACCAGCTGTTTTAATTGTGACTACATCTATTTTTATATTTGGCGAATCATTACTACCAGCGGCAAAACCTTTACCTGCACCACCAGCTTGAGGATAAGTACCATCTTCTTTTATATTTTTAGTAATTTGATTTATCTTCCAGATGCCTCTTGCTTGATCTCGTCTAGGGTAACTATTAGACATAGTTTTATCCCCCTAATCAGCTAGTGCTTCGTATGAAAATACAAATTCTATTGTTGAAGCTGCAGATGCACCACCTCTTATAAGGTCAGTTTCTTCAAGATAAAATGAGTTTGTTTTGTCAATAATATCAATAGATGAGTTAGCTGGAACAGTCAATTCGTTTGCTATTTTTTTATGTGTCCCACCTTTTTCTATATCACAAGTTACTGTTGCGTCATTATCAGTTACATTTGTAACTCTAAAAACATTTATCTTATATACATGCTCTGCTTCACCAGTTAAAAGTGTTGTTGTTAAAGTTGTTCCTAAATCACCAACCACTGTTTCTGCATGAATTGTTGCTACATTTACTATATTAGGTATTGCCATTATTTCCTCCTATCCAAATACTAATGCCATTGCTATTGCTTTACCTGTACTAATACCACCAGATGGTGGATCAGCAAAACTTAAATTACCACTACCATCTGTTTTTAGAAGTTGATTAGCTGAACCATCTGCTCCAGGTAAAACAAATGTAACATTTGATGATATAGCTTTTCCTTTTAAAGCAATATAATTTGAACCAGCATCTGTATCCTCTAAAAATCTTAATTCAGCATCTTGAGTTGCCGCACCACCAATACTTACTGGACCAGCAGGATTAACTAAAACACTTGCATCTGCTAAAGTTAAAACTGTATTTGAAGCAGAAGTAGATATACCAGCTACAGTGGTTGATGAATCTATAAAATTTACTGTATCATTGCTTTGATTAAAAGTTGCTAAAGTAATAAATGCATCATTATCTGCATTTCTCATTTTCCATTGATTATTTGCTGTATCATACCATAATTGGTAAGCATAAGTTGTACTTGGCTCTGATGAGCCTGAATTATTAGAAACAATTGCTGCCAAAGCATTATTTATATCAGTCCTTGTAGCAGGGAAACCCTGGTTCGCTATTACATAATCATGTGTTGCCATTTATATTCTCCTAAAAATTGTTTTCTATCATAATCAAACACCCTTTGCAACATAATCAAAAGTCCTAGAAACACCAGAACCTCCAGAATTAGTAAAAGCTATTTGAAAACCTGTCGTAGTTTTATTAGTTATTGTAAAAGTATCTCCAGAAGCCATATTTTGTGCAGCAATACCTAAAGCTGGAGATTGTTTAAATACAATATTGTAAGTAACACTTTTTGTGCCAGTACCTGAAACAATATCTTTATCACTAGTAACTCTATCTTCCATGTCAACAACTACTTGTAAAGCAGAAACTATAGGAGTTGCAGAATTATCATCTGATTCCATTCTTAACTGAAATTTTAAATATCTAGCTGTATAATCACCAACAACAAAATTTCTAAAAGAAGAATATGTAACATTATCATCAGATGTAGCAATTTGAATTATTGATCTTGATTTTACAGGTGCATCTCCATCAAAGTTTGATGGCTGGTCATCAAAATCTCCAGAAGTATTATCAAATAATCTATCTCTTTCTGTAGCTGTTTGTGTTATATTTGCAGTTACTCTTGATGTAAATACAGCACCTAAATCTATAGGATTATCTGAAAATAAATATGTTCCACTTGATTGTACTTTACCATTTTGAGTACCACCATCAAAATTTCTTGTTGTAATAGAATCAAAATTACCACTTGCACTATCAAACAATTCACTAGAATCAAGAACGAGGCTAAAATTTGTACCATCATCAGTTACCCTAACAATATTTGTAGCTGTTCCTGTAAAAGCAGGGTTTTGTGTTGATGTAGTAATTACATTAAAATTACCTATAGCACTTATATCTGTTGAAATAATTGTTTCATTTGCAGAAAAGTTTCCTAATTTATCCACTGCTTTAATAAGATATGAACCAACCTTTGCAGGTACAACCACAGATGTTCCCGGTCTTGATACTTTTGTTACTAAAGGTACAGAGTTTTGCCATTCTGCACCACTTGTTAAAGAAGAAAAATTTATTGCATAAAAAGCTAAATCCAAATCGTCAACTGGTGTCCAAGACAAATGAGCATCTTTACCTACAATATTTACACCAAAGTTTGTTACATCTGATGGTGGAGCAATTAACCCAACAATTGTTCTTGAAGCAGAGATAGTTGATGATTTAACACCAAATATATTTACAGATCGTACTCTTACAGAATATGTAGCTTTATCTATAACATTTAAAAATTCAAATTTTGTTCTTGTACCTCTACCAATTAATTTAAAATCATCTGCTGGACTTAAAGCTGTACCATTTGCATCTGTATCTTGTCTTACCTCTACTTCAAATAATTCAGAAAAATTATCTGTTGGTGCTGTAAAATTAATTACAAGTTTTACAATGACAGTTCCATCATTGTATTGTACTAATTCATCAGTAAGGGTTAAACCACTTGGTGCAGAAACTGTTGTAGCACTTGGTAAGTTTGTTGCTTTACCACTTGAAACTGTAGAATAATCACTTGTAGAAAAATCATACACTGCACTTGCTGTTTCTCTAAATTCACAAGAAACTAAAGGTGTTGGTGCATCACTACCTTGTCGCATAGAAAAAGACCAACCTGTAACTTCAAAAGTTTTACTTGAAAAACCTAACCTTGAATTTGTAATTTGTACGGTATCTCCAATGTCTAATTCAAATGCATCTAAATTAAAATCCGAAGTAAAACTAATTTGTTGTCTTGCTTTTAATAAATTTATTTTTGCTAATCTCTGTACGGTATGTGAAGATGTGGTCATGGCAAAATTAAATTCTCCAAATATTCTTTCTGAATTATCTTCTGATTCAAAAGTAGAATTTGTTAGGACTGGATAATCTTGTGGTTGATAATTATTATCTGGTTCAGAATATAATCCTTTTACTGCATTAAATAATTCTTTTTTAGATATTCTTGTATTAAGAGTTATGCCTGTTCTTAAATCACTTTCATCTAAAGTAACAGATGGTGTTTCATATATTGCTGGTCTTATTTTAAATTGTCCATTTGAATATATTAAATGACCTGCCATAGTTGATAACATATTTTGTAAAATAGATTTTGGTGCTTTATCAAGTGTAAATGTTCCATTCATTGTAAATCTTTTTTCTGTACCAGATGGATTGGTAATACTAACACTTTCATCACAAGTATTTGCAACTGATGTAATATTTGTAGCATTTACTTCTGTTGTATCAGCACCAAGACCATAATCAGAATTTAATAAGTAATCTCTAATACACAAAGCTGGATTATCACTAAATGCTGTTGAGCTATCTCTTGGATCAAAAACTTTTTTACCTTGTACTTCAAAAGTAATATTTGGAACACCATTTGGATAAACATCAGAATCAAAGTTTATTCTTGCATATAAATAAGCAGTTCCTCTTAATCTATGGTTAGTTGTCCATTGTGTTATTTCTGAAACTAAATCAGCATCTGCACTTTGTGCATCTGTACCTGTGTGTATTTTAAATCTTGCTTTACCCTCATATTGATTTCCACTTGAAGGAAATAATCTAGCAATACCATTTGAATCAGAGCCATCTTGTGTTGTTGGAACTTCTTCTTCATTAAAAAATATTTTTGTTATACCATTAATTTCATGTCCAGCTATTGCAATTACAATATGTAAAAATTCATTTGTAGAACCTGTAGATTCAGCATAAACCATAACACCGCCAACTCTTGTTTTTCCATATATTATTCTGTGTGGTGCAATACCTGATTTAGCAGTAACCATTGTTCCTTGTTGTAAGTTTGTACCTAAATCTGGTGGGTCAAATTCTGGTGCTAATTTACTATTTACTGCACCTAATACTAATTGTGTTCCTGCTGATACTAAAAAAGTTCCAATTAATCCTTGAGCAGTAACACTTAAACTTGGAGCAACAATTGATCCAAGACTACTTGCAAATGCTGATGGACCAATAGCTGGAATTGCAGCAAAGCCAACTGCAATTGCACCTACTACTAAAGCTGTTTTTATTGTTTTACTTCCCATTTATTCTATTCTCCAAGCTATATCGCAAGAGTTAGTTAATCTTTTTTCTTGACCAACTTTTGCTTTAAATATTGTGTATTCACCCTGGCAAATACCCATTGTTCCTCCTAATTCTTCATCTGTCTTTAGAAATACCACATCTCCTCTTCTAGCAAAAGATGTATTTATTTCTTCAAAGTTATTTTCTTTGGCAATATCTTGCGCAATTTCTAATAAATCTTTTTTATTTAATTCTTTTAAAATTTCTTTTGCTTCTTTTAAACTTTTATATTCTCTATTAAATACTTTTTTACCAATTATAACTTCTATTCCACCAAGTATAAAATTAACACAATCAGTTTTGCCTCTTACAAATTTTGTTTTACTTTGCTCAACAATATAATTAGATAATTTTGTATCCCAATTATCTACTCTCATTATGAAGTTTTTTTACCCCATACAACTTCTTTGTCTTGTAAATCTGGAACAAATTCAAAACCTAAATCACCAGTAAACCTTTCTTGTTGATCTTCATGTGTATATCTTCTATTTTTTGGTCTATCTAAAGCAATTAATCTATTTTCTAAATTTAAGGTAATACTTGCAGTTTCAGCACCCTCATCTATTTTCATAATATCCATTTTACCCTTAAATAAAGTATAAACATCTGCAATTACTGATTTATTAGAATCAAAAATTCCTAAAAAAATACTAGCATTTCTATTAGTATAATTACCTGTTAAAGCTGTTGAAATAAAACTTGATTTTATACCTGTTAAGGAAAGACTTGCACCAATAGCTTCTATTTGATCACTTTCACCAATTGCACTTACACCCATTAAATCACCAAGACCTGTAAATGTATTTGAAGAACCACCAGCAGTCATAGTAATATCACCATATCCATTCCAAAATCTTAATGTGCCTGTACTAAATTCTAACTCTACAGCTAGAAATGGTCTTACTACTTGACTTTTTATTGCGTTTTTAAATGCAGTTGTTAGAGTTCTTGACATATTTACTCCAATATAAGTTTTTTTATACTTTTACTACCATCTATATTTTTTTCTAATTCTGCTTTTGATCTAATGCATTGGTATTCTACATTATCGTCAATTTTCCTTGATGCAACTCTTTTACCTTTCAAACATTCACTCATAGATGTTTGTATTCTATGCTCTTTAATTTCATTATTAACTATCATCAATAATGCTACAACTGTTTCAATCATAATACCTTACCTTTATTTACCCCATGTTTAATTCTATATCTGCTAGATCCTCCAGCATTTATATCTACTTCTTTTTTATTTCTATTCATTCTAAAAACAATTTTTTTTAATTTTTGTTCTTTAACAAAATTAATTATTTGTTTTATAATTCTTGCCATTTTCTCTTACCTTATCTTTTAATTTTTCTATATCAGCTAATGCTTTATCTAATTGTTTTTCAACATGCTCTAACATAACTTGGTTATGAATATTTTTATCTAATAGTTCCTGATGTTTTTCAACTATCTTATATAGTTCTTCTAACAATAAGAATTGTTCTTTATCGGTTGTAACTTGTTCACTTTTTTTTAGAAGATCAGCAGTCATTAATTCACGACTTGTTTCTAATGATGTTAATCTTGCAGTAATTTCAGTATAAGCAAATATACCCATTGCAACACCTACTATTATACCAATCATATTTTTGATAGGCATAGCGACTGATGTATTTTCACTTACTTTCATTTTCTTTTCCTTTTATTCATACCCATATAATAATCTCCTGGTTCATAATTCCATTTTTTACCATGATGCCCTCTAATATCACAATATAACATTCTTAATTTAACAATAATTTTTCTTAATCCTCTTGGCATTATAATGCCTCTGTTGCTGACAAACTTATGCCATATTTACTTACTTGATCAGTATCCCAACCAGTTTCGTTTGAATCTAATCTAAATAAAGTTTTTGTATTACTATAAACAACAGTTGCATCATTTGCTATTGTTTCTATTCCTTGCCTTAATGCTGGTTCTATTTTTACATTTGCTTCTCCAGAACCATTTGCACTGACATCTTCTGTTACCATATACAAGTAAGAATTAATTTGTATATAATCACCTGCTTTAAAAACGTTTGATCTTGAAGCAGTAAAACCATCTAATGCTACTTGATTACCAGTTTGACTAGCACCATTTACCCTTATAGTACCTGTTGCTGTTCCTTGTATTGTTTTTCTATCTTGATCACCTAAAGAAAATGTACCTCTACGACCTCTTAACTGTAAAAGAAATGCAATAATAGGTGCTGCATCTACTTTAAGCATTGGTGGAAATTTTATTTGTGTTGTCCAAAATTCACCCTCGTGCTGTATTACTTGGTCTTGTCCAGTAAAAGGAGAAGATGATACTGCAACTGTTCTAACTAAAGAAAACCTTTGTGTTTGTACTCCAACATTGGTTGGAAATGTTAATGGGTATGATGGTGTAAATACTGCCATAATTATCCTCCAAATGCTTTTGCAAATTTACCACCTCTTAATTTTGCATCTGCAACTGCACTTATAGTTGAAGACTGTATTTGTGGCAATAGATTTGCAATTTCTGTTCTTACTGTATTCGTAACACCAAGTGCAAAATTTAAGTTTTGATTAATTACTACATTACTACCACCACTCATTTTTCCTGGTGTTAAACTACTTGGAGTTATTGATCCTGCTGTTCTTGGTACAAATAATTCTGGGCCTCTTTCACCAACAAGCATTGGTTCTCTTGAACCTATTGCTCCACCTTTAGCACCTGTTTTTACACCTATACTTTTTGGTGTTGTTAATTTTGGTTTTGCAGGTCCAAAAATTGTATTTATGCCTTCTTCTATACCTGCTCTAATTCTATTTAATATTAAAACTTGTAAAATTGTTTTTTGAATGTCAACTAACAATGATCTTAAAACATCTTTAAAATTTAAAGTTGAAAGTTCACCTTTTGCAAAAGCATCAACAATTTTATCTCCAGCTGTAAAAAATGCATCACCTACACCTCTTGCTATATCATCAACATCTTTAGATGCCTTTTTAAAATCTTCTAAAATTTTTGCATTTTTTTCAAATACTTTTCTATTGTTTTCTACAATTTCTTGTGCTACTTTTCTTCCCTCTTTATTATCACCAAGTTTAGAAATTATTGCATCAAATATTTTAAATTCTGTATTTAATGCAGTTTGTGCTTCTGCACTTTTATTTGCTAATGATATTTCTCTATTTTGTTGTCTTGTTATTTTTGTTAATGCTTGATCTTTAATATTTATAGCTTCATTTTCTTGATTAATAGCTGCATTATTAACTTTTTGTTGCTCTTTTAATGCTTTGTTTTCTCTATCAAGAAGTTTAATTTTTCTTTCAATTCTTACAATAACAAAATTTTTAGCAAGTCCAAATTTAGTAAGCCCAAGAGCTGTAGCTAATACACTTTTTTCAAACTCTTTTAATTTATTTTTTTCTTCATTTATGGCTTTTGTGTTAGCTTTAATTTTTGCAGTTAATTCGTCACCAGTTAATTTTGAAAAATCTTCTAGTTCTGGAACAAATTTTTCTACAATATCATTTAAACCTTTTAATGCAGCAGTTAAGGTATCTATAATAATACTACCTGCAGCTCTTTCAAAAAATAAATTAACATTTTCTGATAATGTATCAAAAGCTCCAGCAAGACCACCTGCCCCTTCTATACCTGTTCCACCTACTTGATCTTTTAATGCTTTAACAATTATTCTTTGTGCTTCTAATTTTCTTCCAGATAAAGATAATACTTTAATCAAATCTTTTTGTTCTTTACTAAAACTAACACCAACTCTTCGTAAAGCAGATAATCCAATTTCTGGTTCCTCTAATGCTTTACCTAATTGTAATGCCGCTGTATTTATAGAACCAAACCCTACTTCTGCTAAATCTTGTGAAAGTGATAGTGCATCTTTAAATGTATCACCACTTATAGATTTAAAAGTAAGTAAAATTCCTGCCGCTTGTCTTGCACCTTGAATACTTGCTAAAGTTCCTTTTGCAACTGATTCAGCAAAAATTTCTATATCTCTTGAAGATAATTGTGCAGCACCACCTGTTGCTTGAATTATTGCACTTAATCTATTACCAACTCTTTCAGCTTCAGACCCTGCTCTTGCAAATTTTGAAAATGCTAAAGCTAAACCAGTTACTGCAGCAACTCCAAGTACTGCACCTACATTAATTCTACCTAAAATTGCACCAATACTATTTAATCTTCCAGCAACTGGTCCTAATGGACCTTGTACTGCTGCAATAGTACCTGCTAGGTTTCTAATACCCTCTTGTGCTAATTTTCCTTTATTTTTTAAATTGGTAGTAGATTTTGCAAACTCTTGCGTTTTCTTTTTTGCTTGATCTACATTCTTTTTAAATTTAGTTGCATTAGCTTCTAAACGTACCGTAATTGTAGCTAAATTACTCATTAGTCTGGAAATCTCCTCATTAATTCATTCATTTCATCTTTTAGCATAGGAGTTTTCTTTTTACCACCTTTAGTTAGTAAATATCCATTTACTGCAGATAAATATTCTCTAGGTGTTAAATCCCAAAATGTTGCTGGTGTCATGCGAAGAACACCTAATCCTATTTCTAGGTATTGTTGGATTGGGTATCTTTTTGAGTATTCTCCGCTTTCACTAAAGGGTCTTCATTACCTTTATCTTCTCCAGTAAATGCAGAAGCCAATACTATACCAGCAATTTCTGATGCTTTTAAAATACCTGATTGCATAATCATGTCGCCGACTGCAGCTTGAACATATTTTTTTCCTGTTCCTTGAAGTCCTTCATGTAAAATTGTTAATAAATCTCTAAATGAATATTTAGCAACTGACATATCTTGTGTTAGTTGAACTATAGATTTTCCTGTCTTTTCTTCTATGTTTACTATTGATTCAAAAGAAAGTCTAAATGTTCTTTCTTCGTTACCAAGCTGGCCTTTTACTTCACCCTTGTATTGGTTCATTATCATCTCCTAGTGCTTTTTTAAGTTTTTTCTTTGTTTGTATTGCTTTTTTAAGTTCTCCAGTATCATCTTGGATACAATGAAGCTCTGCTCTACTCTGTGTGATAGAAATTTTTTGCACTATTAGATTTTGATATGAATTAACAATTATTTTGTCAAGTGGGCGACAATCAATATCGCTTTTAGCTTCTATGGTAATTTCACCTTTTTTGGTTACTTTTATAAAACCATGATACTGATTGTCATTGATAGTAAAATTAATCACTTCCCAACCATTTGTCCACTTATATTCCATAATTACGCATTAGTGTAAGTTATTGTTCCACTTGATTCAAGTGTACATGAAAAAGTTTCTTCGCCATTAAATTCACCTGATCTCTCATAACTTGTAACAATAAAAGCACCTTTAACATCTGAACCATCACCAAAAACTAAATCATAATTTACTGCGCTTCCTGTAAATGCTGCGCCTCTTAAATTATTTTCTCCACTTGAATCTGTAAATACTCCACTTGCAGATATAGACATACTTCTTATACCCATATTTGCACCTAAAACTCTACCAATATCGTGTCCTGATGATCCAGTAAATGTAGCTGAATCTTTATTTGTAACATCAACAGTTTCACCATTGATTGTCATAGATGTACTTCTTAATCCGCCAATAGTTATTGCGCTACCACTACTATTGTCTTTTAATAAAAAGCTACTTCCTTTTTGTACTGCCATTTTAATTTTCCTCCTTAAAATTTTTATGAATCAAAAATCACAGCTCTAAACCTTTGTAAGCCATGAGTAGTTAATCCATCGTTTTCTTTTATAATATCTGAAAACTCAAATCTTAAATTAATAAGACTTGCTCCAGAAACTGTTAAACTTGATTCATGCAATAAAGCATAAATTCTACTCATAATCTCTTTTGTTTCCTTACTTCCTCTATACCTTGAAAAAGTATGAATTACAAGAGTATGTTCATTTCCTTGTAATGTTTTTGTACCATTATCTATTGATGTTTCTTCGCCTACTTTTACATAAGGAAAAGCAGTATCTTCTGGTACAAAATCAAATACATCTGTTACTAAAGATTGTAATGTACTATCACCATCTAAAGCATCAAATATTGTTTTTTGTAATCCTAAACTGTGATCACTCATTTTGTTAATTCCTTAATCTTTTGTTTAATTTTATTAGATACAGCTTCTGTTATTTTAAATTTACTTTTTTCAAATGCTGGAAATAAAAAGGGTCTAGGTAACATTTTAGATGTACCAAATTCTAAAAATGCAGAATAAGGTGCATTACTTTGTACTTCTACATTATCTTTGTCTTTTTGTTTTACTCTTATATTTCTTACCAAATTACCTGTATCACTTGCTGGTGGTTGACCAGGTGCTGATGATTTGTGTGTTCTTCTTGGATTGTATTTTTCATAAACAATACCAGATTTAGCTCCAGTTTGAATTGATTTGATTGCTTCACCTCTTATAAGTTGCGCACCACCTTTAACAACTTCACGAAAAGGTTCTTTTAATTCATCTTTAAGTTTTCCAAACTTTTTTAATGTTTCATCTAAATTTTGAATTTTTATTTTTAATTCCATTATGTACCTACATTTTCTATTGCAGTTATTGTAATCATATTATTGTAGTCATTTTCATCATTTATTTTAACAATATTAAAAGTTCTTGAACCAAAAAGTATTCTCATTGTAGTAGTAATACCACTTCTATATCTAATTAAAAATTCAAATGTATGTGGGTTTTGTACTTTCTCACCTGTACTTTCATTAAAAATTTCTCTACCAGCTTTAGGTGTTATTTTAGCAAAAGCAGTGACATGTGTACTTCTACCAGTAGTAAAACCACCATGACTATCTGCTGATGTTGTTGTATTCTGTATTGTAATTTTATTTCTTAAAGAACCTATCCTTGATACACTTGGCATATTATCCTCCTAATATTGCTTGTGATCTTAAAATTCTATAAGGTTGTAACATAGCACCTATTGTATAAGGTATAGCATTTACACCTAAACTTGTTACTGCCTCTCTGTTCTCGTAAAGATGTGTTGTTAATAATTTTATAGCTTGTACTATTGGTTCTGGTACATCACTAGCACCACCATAACCAGCAACATATTTGACTACATAAGCATTTGCATTTCTAGTTTGTGTCACTGTTGGCCATGATTTGCCAGTTCTTAAAACAATTCTAGCTTGTTCACTAATTGTATCTACATAATAATTTGATGAAGCAAAGGTACTTTCTGTATCTGAATCATCAAAGTATTTTACATGAGTTACAGATGCCACTGGTGGTCTTGGTAATACAATAAAGTTTGTATTATATTCTATATCTGGAGCAGTAAATACACCTTCTGGATAACTCATATCATTATAAAATGGTAATCTATCCAAATATAATTCTAAAGTTTGTGTAGTTATTGCTCTATTTAAGTAAGTTTGTATTACATTTTGTGATGCTTTTATAAGTTCTGCAATTAAGCTATCATCATCACTAAAATCTACACGCATAAAAGATTTTTGGTCAGAAGTTGCTACTGCTGAAGCTGTCCAATCAGTTACAATTTTTATTCCTGACATTTAAAAACCTTTATTTCTTTTTATTACTTAATATTTTTTTAATAACTTTTTTTGTTTTTGATTCAACTGGCTTTACAACTTTTTTTTGAATAACATCTGATGCTTGTTCTGCTCTTCCATCAGATACCCAAACACCTGCCATTTGCATTTCCATAGGTGTTTTCATTTCATAAGTCATTCCCTCTTCATAAGTAATTGTAGTTTCACCATTACCTACTGCACCAATCAAAGTTTTTTTCATTTTTACTTTCATAATATTCTCCATTTAATTTTGTTGCATGGGCGATTGCTCGCCCACACAAATATATAATTATTGATTCGCTTCTGTTGCAGCTGGTCCATGTAAAGGAAATCCTTTAGCACCGACTACTCCAACAACAGTACCAGTTCCATGAGTACCACTGTAATTAAGTACTACTCTTGAATATCTTTTCCCACCTACATAACCAATAGCATAAACTTTATTACAGTCGCCATTAGCATCAATAGTTTGGAAAACACCATTACTATCAACTGTTCCTCCAGTTACATCTGTATTAGATGTTACATCAGTGAATGTTGAATTGTCATCAGAGTGCTCTAATTCAATATCAATCTTATTAGATGTACTGAATGTAATCCCTGGTGCACCAACATTTACTATATGTACTACACCAGAAAAGCCTTGAGAATCAACTGCAGTACAATTTGTATCTGCATCTTTTACGATTGCATTTAAACTTTCATCAAATGCTAATCCTGATTTTAAGTCTCGCATTGCCATTTTTATATCCTCCTATAAATGATTACGCACCACATTGTAGAATTTGAACAGCTTCTGGCAGAATTATCTGACCGCCTATTCTTCTTCTAGCAATGTATCTTACGTTACCTGATGTTGCCTGAGTGAATGGATCTCTCATTACTGACATTTGTACTCTGTCCACAATTAAGTAACCTCTTCTAAAATCACCAAAAAATACTGCTTTGGCATTAGAACCTATATCAGCTACATCTGTAGCTTCTACATAAGGTGCTCCTAAAATTGTGTTTGGTACTCCGACTTGTAGTGAGAATCCTGCTTGAAACACATATTGTCCAGAACCGTCTTGTAGCTTTCTTATTGCCGCTAAACTTGCTCTGTTAAATACAAATGTTCCATTTCTAGAATAGTCAGGTTTTACTGCATGGTATAAGCTGATTAGTGAGTTAGCATTAAGATTTGCTGACACACCTGATGCTGTTACACCTACATCTGAGTTTGTTACTATTCCTTCAGGTTTACCTACTGAATTACCGCTAACGAATGCATTACCTTCAGCTTTTGCAAACTGCTCTGTAAATTCGCTATTCATTTCTTGTTCAAGGTTGAAAACTGAATCTTCTAACTCTTGTTCTGAAATGTCTACTAACGCATATAATTCATGTGTTGGTATTTCCTCTAAACCTACCGCATAGCCAGTAGTTTCACTTCTAGTTCCTTGTTCAGCTACAAAAGTTGCTGAAAAAGTTGCAGTTCTTTTTGGAATCTGCACAGATCTATTAGTTGTACTTCTAACTCTAGCGATTGATCTTATTGGAGATATTTCTGTAATACCTTTGATTAACTCCTGCACATATTCTGG